CAACGGTCGTTCGTTTTTGTTCAATGGTCGTTCATTTTCGTTCAAAACTCCTAACTCTTTATCGAGAGCAATAAAGGTATATTTTTTAAAAGGCAGTCTATAGTCCTCAGATGAAGCTAGTTTTTCGATTAGTTTCCACCACCAGGCATATGAAATAACCCCAAACTCTGACTCCATTGCTACGATTTTAGGGTCTGTACTGGCGTTAACATCATGACTAAAATAATATGTATCCTTTGCCATTATTACCCCCTAATAAAATAATTCGTCATGTTCTAGGCCTAGCACCTTACACCACATAAAACGCTTTTTATCAAATGCTATTGGCTTTCCACTTAGATATAAGACAAGTGATTTTGGAACCGTTTGAGACTCGTTAGAAAATTGCATAAGTGTTAAATGTTTGTCCTCTAAGGCCTTAATAAATACATCGAATTTAACTCGCACAATATCACCCCTTTTCTTGATGTACGATAACCAATTTACCGGTTGCAGCTTGTACAGTTTTTTTGAAGTACTCTTCATTCGAATTCTCATTAGACAGGTGGATAAGGTGAATGGCCTTACATTGCGAAAGATCCATTGACCGTAAAAACTTTATGACGTTTTCAAGTGCAAAGTGGGACTGAATAAGCCGTTCCATTCGTTGCTTACTTAACTCATCTTGTTCAACTCTTTGTTTAAGTAGCTCATACGAATGATTGCACTCAACAACTATGTGATGAACACCTTTAAACGTATATTTGCAATAGTACGTATCGGTGATATACAGTATTTTTTCTTCGCCATCTGTTATCAAATACCCAACGTTAGGTACATCATGTTGAAGCTCAAATGGTAATACTGTAAACACCCCCAGTTTGAATGATTTTTTAGGGCTTATCTCAACCCATGAATGCTCGTCTATCACATGCAAGGCATCGGCCGTTTCTCGTAGCATATATATTTTGTGTCCAAGTTTTAACATATCAGCAACAGCCCTTGAATGGTCGCCATGTTGGTGAGTAACTAAAGCACCTAACAAATGTATGAAGTTGTACTTGCAAGCCCTTTGGATTGCTTTAAATGGCAACCCTACATCGAGAAGTAATTCATCGCCGTTTACACTGCTTTTTATGCGGTAGCAGTTGCCAGCCGAACTGCTACCATAACATTCGATACTAATCATGACTTGAACATTTCATCAGCATTAATGACTTCGCCGGTTTCAGCGTCTACGAATGTAGGTGTGCTGGGTTCTACATCAATCACTTCGCTATTTGCATTGTGTTCGATAGTAGTTGTTACATCGTCCATAACATCACTGACGTTACCTTCTACGTCTATAATTTCATCAGTAGTTTGTAGTCCCATACTAATTTCCGGGGCTGTTGTGCGGATCAACCAAGCTGCAGCCCTATAACGTAACATTTGGTCTGGCATTGTTTTCCATTTACTCCCCTTTTTGTCGTACCAGCCTTCTTGCTTAGCAATTAAGATAGTAACTTCTGGACCTTGTATAATTTCATCGCTACCCTTTTCTCGAGTGTAGGCGATAATACCTTGGCTATCGGTTCCCTTCTTCCCAGTTTCCTTGTACTTGATAGCCTCAAAACGTCCGCATTGATTAAATGTAGCTATCAAAAATTTACTAGACCAGCCTGGATTGCCATAAACGATATATAAGTTTTGCATAACCATTAAAGGTGATGCATTCATACGTTGAGCCATTTCCAACGCAATAATAGCGTTCCCAAAGTTTTGTTCGCCCTGGAATTGTTGAGGTACTAAAGATGAACCGCAAAACATTTTGGCCTGACGTTGTAAAAGCTCAAATCCTTCTGCAGATTGAAAACCTGGTAATGATGGTCTGTTGATTGCAACTTCTTTTGACATGGTTTACCTCCTAGATCTTTGTTAATGTTTTGAAGTCAGCGTCTACAATCAGTTTGATTGTCTGACTATTACACTTGATAAAATCTGTAACCGCCTCAGCATTATCAATAAATACTGGTGCAGTAACGTTATAAAACTTGGTTAATGCATTTATAATGTCGAGCCCTACATTTATACGAGCTGCATTATTCATGCTACGGTATGGAACACCTTTATAAGTGGTCTCGCAACACTCTTCGATGTTTCCATTGACTAGCACATTAAACATTTTGAAGCGAGCATATTCAAAATGGCTGTTAATGGATTGTTCCAATAAATCGACTTTTGCTTTTACAAACTCATCAATCAGGAACGATGTTTCATCTAGTAAATTCTTTTCCTCAGCCAGCTTTTGTCGCTGTGCTTCCAACTCTGCTATACGTATATCAATATCGCCTGCCATTTTAAATTTATTGAGCTCTGTTTCTAGTGCCAACTTTTTCGACTTTAATTCCTTCAAATCTGTATCAATTTTTAAAAGTTTATTGTCGTCAGCTTCATTGCCGTCGTCTAGCTCGAGAATAAATAGTTCCGCTTTTAAGTCTTTATATGCTGGATCATCTTCAATATTAGGTTCTTGCAGCTCCTCATAATCCTTAAATTGACTGTCATATTCTTTTTGCTTGTCAGTAATTTGATTTGTTAATCCGTCAACCTTTACGGCCATAATGTCTTGTTGTTCCATGTACGATTGCTTCATAGCTTTTGCACTATCAATTAATTTTTGCCACTCTTCAAGATTTGTAGATTTTTGAGTGTTAAAAATAGTCTCGAGCTCTGCTCGCTTTTCATCTGGATAAGGTTGTCCACAAGTAGGGCAATTTACGGTGTCGAATTCTTGGTTGTTAAACGAATTGAACTCATCTTGTAACTTTTCAATTCGTTTGTTTTCTAGGTCTATATCTCTATTCAAATCATTATGTCTGTCGTAGTATCTATCACGTTCAGCCTCTAATGATTTTAATTGCATTAGCGATAGCTCATAGTTAGACCGTAGCGCTTGTTTATCTTTTTTATAATTAGATAATACCTCCGAGCGTCTTGCCTCTAACTGACGATTAATTTCACGTATTTTAGAGTGTTTTTCTGTAGCTTCAAAGCCATTGTTGATAATAGCTTTTTCTTTTTCTAACTCATCAATACCATTCAATATGACTTGAATGTCTTGAGTTAGTTTTGTTTTGTTTGATACAATTTCAGGTTTATTTCTTACAGCCTCATCAATGCGAATAGGTATCATGTCCAACTCTTTATTGATAGCTGCTTTTTTAGCAGCTACAATTTTCTTTTGTTCTTCGACGGTATGTCCGTTTAACAATTGCGCTAATCGTTTAAGATCATCACGACTATTGATTACGCTTTCATCATCAATATCGCCACACATTTCGAGCAGTAATTTGCGTCTGTTTTGCCAGCTGTACTGCTCATTGAAATATAGTGGGTTGGTAATTAACTTAAATACGTCCTCATTAATCATGTTATTGATAAATGCTTTATATTCTTTTTCTTTGACCGGTACTTCATTAATAAAGTAATCGGTCGTATGTCCAGTTAGTTTTGTTTCGCCACCGCGAGGATTGCTATATTTCTCGCGATATACTCGTTTTAATACAAAGCTGGTGCCATCATCATTACTGAACGTTGCTTCCACTTCATGATTGACATTATGAAGTGGTTCGCCATTTACAAGCGTTTTTATTTCAAAATCCGCTCTATCTAGGCTATCCTTGCCAAACAATAACCAACATAAACTATCAAATATAGTTGTTTTACCGGTGGCATTATCACCATATATGGAAGCGTCATTGCCATCGAATTCAAAGTTTATAAATTTAATTCCTTTGAAGTTATTTAACATTATTTCACTTAATTTCATTGCGTCCCCCTAGCTTACTTGTGCTTGAATATCTACTGTTACCGGTTCAATCTTTAACTGGTTAGCCCACGTTAAAACAGTGTTATTGACGTCTTTATTTTTAGAAACACATTGATTGCCAAACAATTTTGCCTGTACCAGCTTTGTGAATTTTTCTTTACTGTCGATATCTTTCGTTAATTCAAGGCATGCTACAGGTTTCATGTTATCGTCTGTTACAACCACAATTGCTGTGTTCCCTTTCATGACTCTATCTTTATAAGATCCCACGCAGTTTTTAAGCTGCTTACCAATTATCATTAAATCTGCAGCAGTTTTTGGCACTACAAAATGTAGTCCATTTAGGTCAGCATTTAATGCTGGTATAGCCGGTAAATTAACATCGCCATACTCTTGCTTGTTATAGATATTAATAAGCTCAGCATGTAATGCTTTTAGTTTGAACTTTTTGCCCCAAAACTTATCTCGATATTTGAGTATTAACTCGGAATACATTCTTACGCAGTCCTCAATGTCTCGGAAGTCCTCGGACAATATCCAACGCAATGCAGCAGGTTCGCCATATCTTGCAATCATTATTTGCCAAAACTCTTTTGAACCATCGATATGCAACTTCATTGATTTTCTAATATCCTTGGCGCAATGGACTTTGCCAGTGTATTTGTACTTTTCATCATCAGGAAGGTTATGACGATTTAAATCAACAATCGTACGCCTGCAATTTTCATCTTTAAACAGATTTAATATGTTAGACAGTACAACTGACATAGGATTTTTTGCCATAGCCCTACGTAATGCCTTGCTGTTAGGTGATTTATAAACAGTCCGCAAAGCCTCTTGAAAGTTCATTCCTTTTTTTGTTAAATCCAATACATCATTATCAAATGGAATGGAGGTAATTAATCTTGAATAGTAATCGTTCCAGTAGTCAGCCCCTCGTTGAATACTTATAATGTTTGGCATATCTGGTGCAGATAGCTTCAAGATCATGTTTAACAGCATAGAAAAGTGATAGCCGTTATCTTCATTAAAAGATGGTGCTATATATACATCACTGGTGGAATACCCATAGGCCTTTTTAATCCTACGTTCAAATGCCAGTCGCAAAGACCTGAATACATTATTTAGTGGCTTCCTGTTAATGTCATGCATGGCATAAGATTTACCTAGATAAGTTAGTACTTCCATGACTCTTTTATGGTGTATATATTCGAGCGTAAGTTCATGCTTATCGCGATTATAGTCGGTATAGGTTGCTTTTTTTCTTTTAAAATCAAATCGTAACGTTTCTTTGCGAATACCTTCATCAATAAAGGTGCCATCATATCGCATGGTGATAGCCCTATATGTAAATCGTAAGTCGAGATAATTTTTAAACTCTACAACATCGGCCCAAACTTCTAACGGTATAAGGCTTTCATCATCACGCACGAATAAGATTTTGTTTCTAAATGGTTCACTATGTACGCCACAATTAGGACATGTGAAGTACTTTGCAGCAGTTGTATAACCATAACTGTAACTATATTTACGTTTCCATTTACCACCGAAAGCAAAGTTGCAATCGGTATGGTAAATAGTAGTGAATAGTGCATCGTAGCCATTTTCTAAAATCACACTGTCAAACATTCTAGGGATATATACCCTTGCTAATATGTCCATAGTGCACCACCTTTAATCGAACATATCAAAGATGTCTGTTTCTTCTTCCACTTTTTCAGCCTCAACAACTGGAGCTGGTTTAGGTTCTTTTTTCTTTGTGGTGGCCTTTGGTTTTTCTTCTGTCTTTTTACTATCTTCAGCTGTCTTTTTATTGTCCTTTTCGACAAGTTTCATAGCTTTTATGATAGTTTCTGAAACGCTAATATTCGTTTCGCAAAAATCTATAGCACGTTGATACAAGATAACGTTTGCTGGATCTAATTCTATTGCCTTTTGTAGTACCTCGATTTGAGGTACTACATTGTCGATTACTACTTTATAACTATTAACATTAGCCATGTTCCTATTCTCCTTCGCTTACCTATCAATTATTTATTGATTAATGTATCAAGTTCTTCGATAATTTCTTGCGATAAATCTTCTGCAGATGGTTTTCCGGAAACGCCGTGTTTACGAAAAATATCAAGTGCAGCCTTGGCACCTTCTTGACCGCTGTCCTTCAACCAGTTTTTGAAGTTTGTCCAATATACATGAGGATCAATTTCCGCCGTTTCAACGTCTAACTCATTTTCGGTTGATTCCTCAACTTCTTCTGCTTTAACCTCTATAGGTTCGCCATCAAAGTTCGTAACAGGAACTTCTGCAACCTCTTCGGCTGGTTTCTCTTTTACCTCAACAGGTTCTGTTTGAGGTTCTTCAACTTTGTTTACGACCTCAACTACTTTTTTTGCTACCTCTTCGATGTGTTCAGGCTTTACTTCTTGTTTAGGAGCCTCTACCACTTTGACTGTTTGTGGTTCATCAACGGTTTTAGGGTTTAGCATTTCATTATATTCATTAATTTTCTTTGCCAAGTCTTTTGCATTTTTGAATTCGATTGTAATTTGGTTCATTGTTCTGTCTCCTTATATTCATATTCAAAATGAATGCTATTTTGTTTTGAATTAATCAGCATAACTATATTGTGATAAGCTGGTGTTTTAGAATTGTCGCCATTTTCATTAATAAACTTAATACGCTTAGTTGGTATATATACCCCTATCCGCGTACGGTGGAATAATTTATGTCTTTGTACCCCCCCAGTGTATCTATAGGCAATAGCAGTACACTGGGCTTGCCAAGATCAATGCAACGTTCTATGATTTTATCCTTTATGCTATACGGTGGGTTAGATATTAGATAATCGAACTCATAATCACGAGTTAAAAAATCTTGTATGCCCCATATAGCTTGTTTGTCATATTCTGCTGTAATAATCTTTGTGAAATTACTTTCAGCAGTATCGAATGGCAATAAAATCCTATCACTAGCATTTGGTGGGAATACCTTTAACATTGTTCTGACTACATAAGCTGGTGTATACCATTCGTCAGAATAGCTGTTATTTATAAGGGCATGTTTAGTTGCCATTTTTCAATGTAGCCACTTCTTCCGTTAAAGATTGAACTAATTTTTCAAGTTGACTAATACGACTATTGTCTGTTTTAGCCTCTGGCACATAGTCAGAACTTTTGCCA